TATTCATCATTGGTTAATGTGGAAAGAGTACAAAAAGAAAGAACATCGTTTTAACTTCAAATCAGAAATTTCAGAACAATCGGCATTAAATGACCTGAATAAAAAATCAGATGGTAATGAGGAATTTGCGATTGAAATAATCAAACATTCAATGTCATGTGGATATAAAGGTTTATTCCTGCCAAATGACAAAAAAACATCCAACAATTCACAACCTCAACAGCCAAAAAAACAAGATAACCTAACAACTTTAAAAAATAACTACGAAGGAGCAATTAAACTATTATTCCCAAATGGAGAACCAGATGAACCAACTTTCGATATCACAATGCCGGGTGAAGGAAATGCCCCAAGATTACTTATTAAAGGAAATAACGCAACAGGTAGCTAAGACTTTTGCAACAGCCGGACAAGCCGCAACTATTGAGCAAATTGGCATGATTTCAACCGAGGTTACAAATGATATTCATAAATCATTTGCTATGTTATCAATTCAAGAAATTGAACTTGCATTTTATCACGGTGTAAGGTATGATTATGGTGAATACTTCGGAATAAATATAGTTACGTTCAATCGTTGGTTAAGGCACTACCTTGAAAACCACCATTTTAAATATGTTCAGGAAATAACGAAAGGTCAAAAATTACTGGATGTAAAGACGGAACCAACTGATGAAGAAAAGGAAAGGATTGTTGCAAGTGGTGTTAACCGTTGTTTCCAAACATGGAAAGCTACAAAAATGATAATTGATTACGGGAACCCCGTTTTCGATTACTTGTACCAAAAAGGGACAATAAAATTAACTGACATTGAATGGGAAAACTATGTGTTAAAGGCTTCAATCGAAGTAACAACTGATTTGAAAATGAAATCTCAGTCCGTTGACAGGATTGAGCGACAGGATGCAAAGCGAATACTCTCAGGATTGGAAACAAATAATGAGGTTGAAAGTCTTGCAAAACGTATGGCATTAGAAGATTATTTCAAAAAACTTGCAAAATGAAAAAATCAAAATACCACAATCAAAAAACAACAGTTGACGGAGTTGCATTTGATTCAAAAAAAGAGGCAAACAGATTCGGCGAATTAAACCTTTTGGTAAAAGCTGGAATAGTACGTTCATTCATTTTGCAACCCGAATTTCCTTACACAGTCAGGTATTCAGCAAACAACAAAAACTTTGAAGTACAACGGAAATACATTGCCGACTTCCAGGTTAATTACGATGATCATACTGATTTTGAAGATGTCAAGGGGATGAAAACGGCAGAGTATAAGCGAAAAAAAAAGATTGTTGAGAAGTTATACCAAATCAAGATAATTGAAAAGTAACCTAATCGCCACGTCATTCGAACAGATAACAGAGGAACTAACTAAATACTTATGAGCAACACCCACCGGCATAAGATAGAGGCCAAATTTGCATAAGGACTAATTGAATTAAAGAACGTGCCTCGAAACGTGCTGAACAAATGGAACCGGCATAACTTCACATGGGGGTATTACCGACATCTAAGGCGTGTTAAGATTGACAAATCTCAACAAGATCAGGAATAAATATCATTGCATAATGTTAATAACGTGTTTAAATTTGTAGAAAAAATAACGATATGAGAACAATTGAATTTAGAGGAAAAGAAACCGCTACTGAACAATGGATATACGGGTATTATGTAAAAGACCCAATTGGTAAAAGTAGGATTTATTACCAACCATTTCCAGACGCCAGCAGCAACACATACCACTTTGTCCACCCCGAAACAGTCGGACAGTTTACCGGACTGACTGATAAGAATGGTACTAAGATTTTTGAGGGGGATAGGATTACAGATGAAGCAACTATTATGATAGTTAAATATATCAATGGTGCTTTTTATGCAACTTGGGGTAATTGCAAAGTATTATTATCTGAGTTAACAACCATTCAAATCATCCACGACAACACTGAACTACTCCCCAAATGAACACTCAATACCAAGTCCCTCAACCAAAGATAAGGAAGCCCCGCCCTGTTATTAACCACCACGCCGATTTACAGACGTTATGGCAAACGATAACCGATAATTGGGGCTACACCTTAGCCGACCTTGACAAGATCAGGCAGCGGGAAAAGAAGAAACTCAGGGCGAAATACCCCGATGTGAAACGAATTGATCTTGATGTATTGCTAATTTATAAACAGGAACAGTTATGAACGCAACCCTTAAAGTAATTCAAGTAAACCCAACCGTTACGGGGCAATCTGCCAAAGGCGAATGGTCAAAAACCGAAGTAATAACAGAGGAAACAACAGGACAATTCCCTAAAAAAATAGCCTTGACAATATGGGGCACTAAACTGCCTATCCCGGTAGTTGGCCAAACATATGATTTCTCATTCGACATCGAGAGCCGCGAATACAATGGCCGCTGGTTCACAGAATGCAAAACATGGCACTATTCACAGGATCAGGCAACAGAACAACCAACCCAACAAGCACAACCGGTAGCCGGCTCAGTAGAAGCAGATGGGGGCTTACCTTTTTAGTATAATTTAACCTTAGAACCTTTCGGTGTATAGGAGAACCGAACCAAAACAGATGAAAAATATTAATTTAGATTCGGGTGAAAGTGTTTTTTATACACTGAAAGAAACAATTATTGAAGTAAAAGACAGATTAGCAAAAGGGACAGCAGTAATAACGGGCTTCCATTTCGGCGAAATAAGCGAAGGCGATGAACTTACTTGCAACAGGTCGAAATACGTTGTTACGAGTGATATATTTCGCAGAAATTGCAGGGGAGTATTCAAAGAAGAGTATAAAAGGAAAGATTCTTTTTTCAAAATTACTGCTACATTTGATCGGTTTATTAGCGCATAATAACAATTAACTTGCAATCCCTCATTTTTTAACTTATCTTTGCCGGATGTAACAATCCGGTTTTTTTAACAAAGATTATTTGGAAGAACTAACTAAATAAACTATCTTTACTTAATAAACCTTAAAACACCCCCTTATGAAAATTTACACGGGTTACTTTGCGAAAGCAAAACAGTACAATGAAGCTGGACTTGTAACAATTTCAATAGCGAGATTTAATCGCTATTATTCAGGTGCATCATTCAAGCAGTTAGCACCAGCGGCAGAAATAATCCATTTACCAGAAGATCAATATAAACCAATCTACTCGAAGCAACTTTCTTTATTATCAAAAGAAGGTGTTTATAATCAGATAAAGCAATTATCTGGCGGGAAAGATTGTATCTTACTATGTTATGAAAAACCTGGGGATTTTTGTCACAGACACATGGTGGCATCATGGTTAGCAGATGTTGCTGGTGAAATAAAAGAGTTTGAACAAAATAAACTATTTTGAAAAAAAGCGGGTACAGTGTAACGGTAGCATGTAGCGCATCCAGCGTTAAGGAGTGGTTCGATTCCACACTCCCGCTCTCTATTGGAATTATTAGGCCGGAAGTAGCAAATCGCTTCCGGCGTATTAATTTAAAGGGCTTTGTAAAATATGGGTCATGCAACTTATACATAGGATTGTTTATAGGTAAGCAAATGATAGGTGTTATGGGTTTTCAAAATCCATCATACGGAAATTATGATATATTAATGAAAGCCGATACAACTCCATCATATCTGGAAAAATCAACGGATTTATTATTATTTGCTTTGCGATCTAAGGAGGTTCAAAATATACTTGAAGGCAAATTTGGGAGGAAGATCGAAACCATTATGAGCACGTGCTTTAGTGAACATGAGCAAATTGCAAGGTATAGAAAGCATGGTGAATTGGTAAATAAGACTAAGGAATCAGATGGATTTCATCTATCATACATCTTTAAATCAGGTAGTATAATATCACTTAAAGAAGCAAAAGCGCAATTTATACAAAAATCATGCAAGTAAGATACGCAGAAATAAATATCAGGGAAATAGAAGAAAGCCCTATAAACGCTCAGATAATGAGCGATGCAGATTTTAATAGACTTGTAAAAAACCTAAAAAAAGATGGTGTTTTGACATCTACTTGTTTGCTGATGGAACAGCAAGGAAAAAAAATGATGTGTATATCTGGACACCACCGGATAAAGGCAGCAATAAAAGCCGGCATAAAAACCATACCGAGTTTAATAATTCCAGAGATAGAAGAACATGAAAGAATAAGGCTGCAATTAATACATAATGACATACACGTGAACCCTGATGCTGAAATATTGCAAATTCTTCAAAATAAACTTGATGTAGAAGATTTTGAGTTGGTTGATTTGATAGAAGGAACTGAATGGAAAACAGAAATAGAAACAACTATACCTGAGTATAAATATACAACTATATGTCAAATGCCAGAATCATATCAAGCAATGGAAGATATGCTGAATGATTTATCTATTGATCAAAGTGAAAGCAAAATGATAGTAGAAAAAAAAGAATATGAAGAATTAAAAGATTTGCTTACGCTCGCATTTAAAAAAGGTTTTAAGACACCAGGAAAAGCATTCAGAAAATTTTTAGATATAATTAATGAACATAAGGAGGAAATATAGAGTATATTTGTAGAAAATTACGCATAATGGCATACAAAACATCAGAACTTGAGGCTAAAGCATTGGAAGTAATCAGCAAAAACAGGCTGGTTTTTATCCATGAGGTTGCCTCATTTATGGGTATATCTAAGGTTACTTTTTATGAACATAAATTGAACGAACTGAACAGTATAAAACAAGCTATTGACCTGAACAAAGAAACCATTAAAGCCGGCCTGCGAAAAAAATGGTACAATTCGGAAAACGCCACGGTGCAAATTGCACTATATAAGCTGATTGGAACGGACGAGGAAACAGCTAAGATAAACTCACAGAGGATCGAACATTCAGGCCAAGTTGAAACCACTACCTCTGTCACATTCAAGAAGTTTGAAAATGTCGAATGAAGTCGAATTATGCTATAAATACCAGCCTCTATTCGAGTTATTTGATACTCAATGCTATCCCGATGTAGATACTGTGATCATTACAGGGGGGCGTTATTCACTCAAAAGCTACACAGTTTCTATCTTTTCTCTTATTGCCTTGGTTGATTACGGGTGGTCAGTCCTTTACACCCGCTTCACAAACTCTACAATCGTTGATTCAATCAAGCCGGAGGTATCTGATAAGGTTGATTTATTAGGGTTCAGGGGTAAGGTAGTTGATACAATGACCCACATTGAAAAAGGGTTAAACCGGATTGCATTCAAGGGGATCAAAACAGGCAGCCGTGAGCAGACGGCCAACCTTAAATCACTATCAGGATTCAACTGTTTCGTGAATGACGAGGCGGAGGAGTTGCCCGATTATAAGACATTCAAAAAGATATTTTATTCGATCCGGTCGACCGATAAGCGAAATATTACTATCTTAATCCTGAATCCAACTACTAAAGACCATTGGATTTTCCAGGAGTTTTTCGAAAAGAAAGGATTGCAAGGCGGTGAAAATACCGTTGTTGACAATGTGATGTATATTCATGCCTCATACCTTGATGGGAACATGCAACTTATGCCTAAGAACATACTGGCAGACTACAATAGGATGAAGATTGACAGCCCGGATGAGTATGAAAATATCGTTTTAGGGGGGTGGATTCAGGAGCCAGAAGGGGTATTGCTGCCTAAGTCACGATTGAAATTCTACACATCAGAACCGAAACCTAAACAAGTAGTATTCAAGTTCCTGGTTGGAGACCCAGCCGATACAGGAGGCGATAAGTATTCTATTCCGTTCTTTAATGTGGTTCAGGATGGCAATAATTTGTTTGTTTACGTGCCATCGGTTATTCATAACACACAGGGAATCGAGGCCAACACCAGCCGGATAGTTGACCGAATAAGAGATCATCATACAGAGCAATTATTCATTGAATCAAACGGTGTCGGGCTGGCTGCTATATTGCTCATCAAAACGCAGTTGAACGAAAACCAAAAACTTAGCCCGTTCCCCTCAACCGTGAATAAAGAGGTTCGCATTTACTCACATTACGAGTTCGTACAACGGCACTTCCTATTCAATGAACAGGCTTACAAATCAGATGAAGAATACCGGACTTATGTTAATGAATTGACAGGCTACACGAAGGACGGAGACAATAAACACCGTAAGGACGCTATTGATTCAGCTTGCCTGGCTGCCTCAATCATCAAGATAAAGTACGCCAAGTTCCTTTATGGGACATAATTTATTTTAAACACTCTGTACCAAATAGGGAAAAGTAATATATATTTGTACCCAAATTACCGAAATGGGATTTCTCGACAGGCTCAAAAGACTATCCGGCTGGCAGGACATTGTACATGATAACCCACCAGGGTATCAGGATTATGAATCTACCCGTGTTGGTTCGGTCGAAATACCTGATCGTTTGAGTTCTGAAAACGCTTTTATCCTGGCTAATACAGTAGCCGAGATTAACTTCCCTATTGACTTTTACGCTGATCGTTGTTCAAAGGTTCGCTATTTCATAGCAGATAGGGACGGGGTTGAAGTACCCAAGACTGAATTAAACCGCTTCCTGACTGATATTAACCCGTTCTATTCCTTCAATGAGTTGGTTTATCAATGGGTTTTCAGCTATATGTCAGACGGTAACGGGATTAATTATATCACAGTTCCTGAAACATTAACAGGCGTCCCATCAGTCAGCAACATAACCCGCTGTGATGTGTTACAGCCTAACCTAATTGACATCAGGGAGTATAACAACATCTCAATCATAAAGGCTCAGCGGTTGCAGGACTTAGTACGGGCTATCAGGTATGACGAGGTAGGGACTATTAACAACTACCTCGACATTGAACGTGTAAGGATAACCACTATTGACGCTACAAGGCGTTCACAGTCATTAGTGTTGAGTAGGTCGCCGTTGTTTAAGGTAGTTCGAAATATTAACGGACTATTAGCCACGTATTCAGCACGTTACAATATCTATGTGAACAATGGGGCGGCAGGTTATCTGGTTAAGAAGGCGGTAAAGGAAAACGATGTACAGCAAGCTATTGACCCGAAGGGGCGCAAAGAGATATTAGCGGACATTAACGACCGTATGGGGTTGACTGGCAACCGCAACCTTTGGGGCATTTCAGGCGTACCGATTGAGTTTATTAATACGCTGTCAACCATTAAGGACTTGATGCCTTTAGAGGAAACACTTGAACATTCTGTTAAGATTGCGGGGGTATATCAAATCCCGCCTGTCTTAGTGCCTCGTAAAGACCAGTCTACTTATGATAACCAGGCAGATGCAGAACGTTCTGTTTGGGAAAATGGATTGATGTCAATGGTACAGGTTGTTTGTTCAGAGTTCACTAAGACATTCAGACTTGATAAAGTGGGCTATTCAATCGGGGCGGATTACTCGACCGTTTCGGCATTGAAGGTTAATGATAACCAAATTGAGGAAACAATTACAAAGAAGATTGCCAACCTTGAAAAGATGTTGCAATTATACCCAGCGAAGGCAATAGAAATCAATAAAGAACTTGACAAAATACTCGAAAGCTATGGCAACAGATAAAGACAAAGAACGTGTAGAACGTCACGTAATGCGGGCACTCATAACCCCATCCACAACGGATGAATTTGATTTTGAATGCGTTGCCGTGCCTGCCGAAAATGGCCAACTCAGGCGATCCTGGGAGAATGATGAATATTACATGGAGGTATTAAAGACCGAAAAGGAAAACATCATAACTACCCGAATGGATTCAGGGCTACCACTGTTCGATAACCACCCCTGGGAAATGGCTGCAATGAATACCCTCGGCATCACGGTTGGGTATGAGTTCACAGAACGTGGCGTTGTAATGCGTTGCAAGTTTGGCTCACGTGCTGATGAAGCACTCAGATCAGACGTTAAGAATGGCATCATTAAGACAATGAGCGTTGAAGGTGATATTTATGAACTGACAATAGACAGGGGTATAGGAAAGCTGCCAACCTACTATGCTACGAAATGGGAGCCCACGAGCCTATCATTTGCACCTGTGCCTCAGGATATTGGGTCGCAGATCGAAGCAAAACGAGCAATCCAAAAGCAAATTGAAAAGCCGGAGACCGGCAAATCAATAATTAAATCAATAATCAACAAATTCTAAAACAATGAAAAAAGCAGAATTTAAGGAAATCGCCCGGTCGAAGGCTAAGCAACCATTCACACCGGAAGAAGATGCATTCTTCGACACCATCGGGGAGGCTGTTGAACAGGCTTTCAACCTGGAATCAGTCGAAAGAAACAAACAACTAAAAGAGATCACCGATAAACTCGGCATCGTTGACGAGGGCAAAAGTATTGCCGAAGTGATCCGTAACCTTGCTACGGATGTTGACACGCTGGAAGCAAAGAGCAAACGCAGCTTTACCGCTGACGAGCGCTTTAAACTGAAGTCAATGCTCGAAGCAAAGAAAGACCTTATCCAACGTGCCCGCAAATCAGGCGAGGCATGGGAAATTGAATTTCGTGCTAAACGTGCCGCATCAGCTTTGATGACAAACACCACAATCCTTTCCGGTGCATCTGCGGTAAACAATGCCAACGTGTTCGATGACCTTGAAATCACTGTCATTCAGTACCCTAAGGACTTTATCCTTGACATGATTAATTCACGTCAGGTATCGAAAGTACCACAGACTGTTCGCAGGAAAGAGCAGACCACCGCCGGCGATGGCGTTGTTGCTGCAACTGCTGAAGGCGATGCAAAACCGATTGTTGATTACAAATTCGTATGGAAGTATGATACCCGCAAAAAGTATGCTGGTTACATCACCCGTACCGAAGAAGAGGAAATCGACTTTGAACAACTCGTTCTCGATGTTGTAATGATGTTCGAGGATGATGTATTGCGCAAATACCAGGCCGGTGTTCTTGCTGACATCGTGGCATGGGCTGACACTTACACATCGACCGTTCTTGACGGGACAATCGCTAACCCAACCGTTCATACTGTTATCGGTGCCGGTATCCTCCACGTTCGTGATAACAACCACGAACCTGATGTTATCGCCCTGAATCCTGGTGATGTTGCTGCGATGACTTATACCCAGGATAACAACGGAAACCAGATGTTCATCCCTGAGGCGCTTATGTTTGGCGGGTTGCAACCGTTCATCTCTACCGGTATCACAGCCGGTAAAATCCTGATCGGAACACGTAGAACCGTAAAAGAACAGCACGGAAACCTGATTGTCCGTAATGGCACAATCGGGAACCAGTTGATTGAAAACGAATCAACCGTTGTTGGTGAAATCTTCTCTGTGCTGTCACTGCCTACCCTGAGCCAGCCTTCCTGGATTTACTTGGATGTTGCTACTATTAAGGATGCGCTGCAAAAGGTTTAACCCATGGCAAAGCAAACCACAAAAAAAGAAGTAACCGTTCCTGATCTTTCAGGGATGGTTACTTTAATCGGTACCGGTGTATTTAGCATGAAAAAAGGTGTAGAGTACACAGTAACCGCAACCCATGCCAAAACCCTGATTAAAAAAGGGGCTGGCGAAGTCAAACAATAAAAACCAAAAACGATGAAAAAACTATTATTTCTCATACCCCTGTTGCTACTGTTTGCCTTTTCGCAGGCTCAGACAGGTAAGCGAATGACCTTTACCCCTGCCTCGAATGATTCAATTGTTGGGGCGGCTACAAAGTATTGCACCCTTTCCGGCCCGATTACAGGACAATGGAACGCCTCTATTGAGGTTTACATTACACCTTCGATCAGTTCAAGTGATTCAACCCACGTATGGGTAGAGGGATCAATGGACAATTCGACTTGGTACAAGATGACCAACTTAGGAACACCCGGACTGAATGTCGGGACTTACTACACAGCCAATACAACTGTTACAACTGCCGGTTATGACTGTAAGGGTAGGATGGGGACAAGTGCCGCAGGATGGTTATGGCAGCCTCAATGGTTCATATGCCCGCCTTATTTGCGCGTCGCAGTTCAACATTTTAAGGCTGCTACCTCTGTGAAAATTACCCGGGCAACTCTATACCTTAAACGATAAATAGCCGTGGCAAATCTGATTGATCGTACTTATTTGGTTGGTGAAATCCTGATCCCGAACATTATATCGGGGTCAGGGCATCCAGCTGCAACAATTAACCAGACCGATGTGGATAGACTGATCACTAAATATGAGAAGAAATATCTGAAACGGTTGTTAGGTAAGGACTTGTATAAGGCATTTATCGAAAATCAATTAGAAGCATGGGCTGTTGCTCTAATCGCTGAACTCCGGGACACCGTAAACAAGGTAAGCCCTATTGCTTATTATGTATGGTGCGCCTGGAAGCGTGACAATACAACACGAATCGGATCGGGCGGGGAGGTTCAGACAAAGAACGAGAACGCGGACACGGTAAGCCCAACTTACAGAATGCTAACTAACTGGAACGAATGTATTGATCTTACCTGTGATGTGCTGGATTGGATGGACGAGAACGCCTATTTATTTCCGGTTGCAGCCGATACGGATTACGATACATTCAGACCCATGAACGAATTTGGAATATGATACTCCCTGTTGTAGTAGATCAGTTTTCTCAGGTTGTTGCGGCTGTTTCGGCTGAATACGGTCAGACTGTATATTTCCGTCATGGCCATATGTTGGAGATTGCCTCTATTGTTCAGGATATGATGAAAGACCCTGACATAGACAAGCGTTACCCTATAATTGCCCTGCAACATGACTTTGAACAAGATCCTATTCCGTATCAAGGAACTGAGTTATCTGACTTGACAATGTACATTATCACATTGACACGCCCTGAATACACCTCTGAAATGCGCAAAGAGTTGATTTTTAAACCTATTCTGTACCAAATCAGAGATATATTCATTGAACAGATAGCCCGTTCAGGGTACTTTGAACAGCGTTCAGTTGATCAGGTGCATGAAGTGATTACCCTATTTGATCGCTATTATTGGGGCTCATCTACTGTAATGGGTAACAAGGGCAATATCCTTGGTGAATGGACTGACTGCATCGAGATTAACTTCAACGGGCTTATATCTTTCGGTGCTGCCTGTGGCGAGGCTATCACTTATCCGAGGCTGGTAAATGCGCTGACTTGTTTAACAGGTGAAACTATATTTATCAACTTTGATACTGTAATGGCAAACCCCACAGGGCTACATAGTAATATCTTTTATGGTGAAGTTGGCAGTTTAACATTTCCTGATGCTGTTAGTTTATCTAATGACGGTAAAACATTCATTTGCACATTACCCCCCGATGAGTTACAGCCAAATATAGACTTGGTATTAACTATTGCAGGCGGTGTTTTTGAAACAACAGAAGGGATAGAACTAAAACCAATCACCGAGGCATACATTCAGAACAATGTGCAACTGTAAATCAGACCTACCGAGGCTCAAACGTGAAGTCGATGAGGCTTACAAACTTAGAGGCGAAAAATGGGTCATAATTGAAAATAAATCGCACCGGTACGAGACAATTCCGGACAAGTCACTCGAAAACTTAAACAATATTAAAATCATATACACATGGCAAACAATTGCGGATCACTACTCTCAGCCGGTTTAAGTAGGTGTAACTCCAGGATTCAAAATATATCTTTTGCAATCCTGCTTCCTACCGGCTCGACATACACCAACGCTGAACTTGCTACCATCACCAAAACTAAAGGTTATTTAGCCGGTGATACAGCAGTAGAAGCGTTTACAGCAGGTATTTACCTACCCCTGTCAGGTTTTGAAGTCACAACCGATGAACCTGATGTAGTAACTTCACAACTCGGTACTAAATCCATCTTTGATGATAAAGTACCCAGTGCGATGGCATATCTTAATAGTTCTTTTCAGGACTATAAGAACCTTTGGAACAGCAATAACTCAGTAGTGGACATCGTACTTGGAACAAAAGACGGTTATTTTATCATGACCTCTACTGCTAACAACTCATATCGTGGGTTGAGGGCTGAAATCTATTCCTCTCCTAATCTTCCCAAAACCGATGATCCTTCAAAGGCTCATCCGATTTACATGAATTTTCAATCAGTAATGGACTTCAAAAAAATGCATATACTACCGATGGCATTTGGTCAGTTCGACATTGCGGACATTGTTCCGGCTGGCTTGGATGTTCGTACAATTGGTACATATGGATCAGGAACTATCAATGTACTTGTGGTTGTAAGGGGTTCAGAATTGGGTAAAGCCGGTATTACTGACTGGATTGTCATAAATTCAAAAGCCAGTGATGTTGAAGTTACATCTTTCACTGATAACGGAGGAGGCTCATATACATTGACAGTCAAGAAGGATGCAAGCGGGACTCCCGCCGACCTTGCAGCCGGAGATATAACAAATATTTTTGGCGGTATTGTTGCAACATCCTTCTATACTTACCTTACTGGAGTATTGGAAATCAAACCATAATCACTCGTTTCGCTCGCTGCCCCTCTGATGGGCTCACTAACAGGGGGAGGTAACACTCCCCCTTACTATTTACCACAATGGGACAATTCCACGAACTCAGACTAAGGCATAATAGATTTGTTGAGCAGCTTGATATAACGGTTCAGGATGTTATCAATGATAATCAGGAGTTGCTGGATTTGAACCGCAAGCAGTTGAAGGTAGAACATAAGACGGTACAGGATGCACCGATAAGACCGGAATATTCACCATGGTACGCACGTTTGAAAGGCTTTAAAACCCCTGATTTATACGCAACAGGCGAAACACACAAGACATTACAGATTGAAGCAACAGGTACAGCCTATCATATCAAGGGCACAACCGATCAAAGTCCCGACCTGGAAAAGAAGTACGGAGAAGTATTCGGGATCGCTAAGTCAATGCTCAATGATGCAAAATCAATAACAACCGCTGCGATTAGTAAAATTTATCGTAACTTAGTATTCAAATCTTAGAACATGGAACCCGACTACAAAGACCTGCTAAGACGTTACGCTTTGCACGTTGGCGAATATGCTGAAACGACATACACCGAATTGGATTTGTCTTTCAATCACATCACGATTGAAGAGGCTGTAATAATTAATCAATTGATTAATGAATAATAAGGCTGTAAAATATGGACTGTACCCGATTTATGCAGATCAGATTGATTATGGCGGGAAGTATCCATCTGTGATACGTTGCATTATTCACAGGTTATTAGGCATTAAAAGCAATAAGATTGACAAACAACTGACTGAAACACCATGAAAACAAGACAAGTAACCGTAATCAATCCAAAAGAAAAAGGCCAAAGAATTGTAACGTTAAAGCCTGCAAGAAATGCTAAATGTCAATGCGGCTCAGGCAAAAAACAAAAGAATTGTTGCGGTTCTGAAACACGCTTCTTTTCAATTCCGCAGGTAGGTAAGGCTCAACTTAACTAATCATGTTAATCCACTCCCTCAATACAATGACCGTCCGGCAATACGCTGCATACGAGGCAGACCGTAGACCCGTGCATTTGTTCAGGCGGTTCAAGTGGCTGGCTCGTTTCGGCTTGTTTCCAGATCATATTCAGGCATTCATTGAGGAGTTTAACAAGGCGTTTTCAGGCGGTCAATCCGATGATTTGTACCGCTCGTTTGAAAAGTTACGCTACGAGGGGAAGCTAATCATCATGGAGGGGCTGTATAACGCTATGCAATTGCATGTATTTACCCGTGCTGACATGGAAATATTAGCTAAAAAGGCGGGTAAATCATTGAAGCCGGATGAAATGTTTGGCAAATATCGGGAAGAAATACTGCAAATGACCGGAATAGAGATCAATGAAATGAAGGATATTAAGGCCTTTGCAGACGAATTGAGCCGGAAAATCGACAAATACAGGGAGATATTCAAGGAAAAAGAACAGGTAAAGGGCGGGTCAATCATGGATTTGTTTTTCTCCTGCTGCCAAATCCTGGAGCAATCACCCGACTATACTAAAATGACACTACAAGAACTTGCATTGTTCAAGGCTCAGGCCAATGAACGGGCTAAGAAACTCGAAGAACTATACAAAAAATGACATGGCCGAGATAAACGAAATCATAGCTAAAGAGGCAATTGAAGGTATTAAACAGGCTGATAAGTCTATTAATGCTTTTGATGATTCTCTTTTAGACACTATACAACGATTAAAGGCACTTGATGAGGTGTTATCAACCAATTCAAAGAGTTATAAATTATTGGCACAGGGGCAGAAGTTAGCATTAATAGAGGCTCAAAACTTGCAGCGTCAAATGAAGGCTAAGGAAAAGGCAGATCAGGAGGTTGCTAAGGCTACAAAAAAAGTTGTTGAAGCAGAAGCAAAAGCAGCCAAAGCAATTGCTGATGCAAAAGAAGAAATAAAAAAAGAGATTAAAACAAGAGGGGACGCACTTCGCCAAAACAAGGCCTATAATTTATTAATAACCGAAACAATAAACTTAACTACTAAGGCGGGACAGGCATTAAAGGACAAGTATAATAAGCAAATAGAAAAAAACACTGAGTTTGTCCGCCAAAACTCAGACGCTATGACAAGGCAGAAGATGAACATAGGGAACTATGCTTCTGCTTTGAATGGGGTAAAAAGTGTTGCATTGGGCGTAGCTGGGGCATTGGGGTTGTCTGTTGGGTTGGCTGGGGCTGTAAAGTTACTTACAGGTAT